CTTTGATTCGGGCTTGTAGTTTGGTGTTTGCGTTGCGCAACCGTTCAACGTCAGCGCCACGAGCGCGAGCAAGATCATTTGACTGGTTAAGCTCGTTACGCAGTTGGTTAGTCGCTTCAATAAGCTTTGCATCGTGTTCTTTCCTCTCTTGTTGTTGCGCCTCTAGGACGGCAATTTCTTTTGCTTGAATCATCTTCTCGTAGCGAGCACCCGTGCGAGATGCTCCTAGCCAATAGCCGATGGAAGACACTGCCAACAGCGCCACGGCTACAGCACAAAGTTCTTTATTTATCAGCATAATGAGCCCTTATTTCTTGGCACAATCACCCCAACTGCGCTTGCCATGTTAAATCTTGTTCCATAAGTAAATCCCCGACCCGAAGGTTTGATAAAATAGAGTCGAGGGGAGTCCATATCGACATAGTCTCTCCTGTGCTATAAGGCATAAAAAAGCCGGTTGGGTTCCCATCCCTTCCGGCTTTGCCTTTTTCGGCGGCATCACTTGACCATTAACACGATTTGCATGACGTAATAAATCACCGTCACCAAGCCTACGAAGAAGGCAGCTGTGCCTATCACGCCTCTAATCACTCCAGACCAAAACGCCTGTCTTTCTTTCATTTCTATAATTTCCTTCTCGATATTCATCTATAATTGCCTTGTGCGTTGTGCTGGATCCCCGATGGTCGTGACCAGCAGATCAAACAAAAAAAGCCGGTCGGGTCGCTATCCCTTCCGGCTTTGTTTTTTTCGGCTTTCGCCACCATCACGAATCAAACACTTCGCGCTCTTTCTCTCTTCGATTCATGAGCCCTCTAGAGGGTTGTTTCTTTACGTAGATCCAGTGGGAGAATTGCTCACTGGCGTGCTTGATGCGCCCCGCGTTAAGCTCACGCAGTAGGGTAGACTTGCGGAAATTCCCCACGCCAATGTTGTAGACCAGCGAGAGCAGGGCGACGAATTGCCCTTCTGTCACATCGACGTGGATGAGTCCAGAAAGAGCCTTCTGGAGGCAGGAGAGATCCGACATGAGTAGCCTAAGCGCATCCTCTTTGGTGATGGTCTGACCGTCCACCACGTCCCGTGTGTGACCGTATCCAATGGTGCGCACGCCCGCTTGACATCGATACACGGTAGGGCTAAAGCCTTCAAATTCAGCGATGAGCCGACCTGCCTTATTGAGGGAATCCTTATCCCAATCTTTGAAAGGCTTTCGCTCTGCCATTACTTCTGCTCCTCTCTGTTTACTTCGTCCAAAATTTCTTTGCTAAGACCTAAACGGTTGACAAAGTAGACTTCAAAAATCCGCATCACACGCGTCCCAAACCAACCCGCGACGCCACAAAGCGCACCCGATAGATCTGGAGGCACGCCTGCATAGTGGATGATGTGGTAGGCGATGATGCCAGCGATTGCACTAGCACCTAAATGGAGAACAAATTCAGTCCATTTGAATTTTTCACCCTCCTTTCGTTTGAGGAGATAAGAGATTGCCCCACACACTGTGGCAAAACTTGCGCTGACTAAGACGTGGCGCATTTCGCTCCATTGTTCTGGCGTTAACATAAAAAAATCCTTTCTGTAGATTGAGCCACCTTTCAACTTAATTGTCCCCTGATAGTTGCGCGGTACTCTTCACAAAGAAAAAGCCCCGCAGGTGCGAGGCAGTTGTGTCGGGTTATTTATAAGGGACAGTGCCGATGTAGCAGTGGATTATTTCGCCGTGGGCGAGTGGAAAGGGCATCGGGGCGTTTTCGTTATCCCACGAGATCCTTCCCCCACTATCGCGTGGTTTTACTTTTAAAAGTGTTTGTGAATTATTTTCTGCGCAGAAAAACCAAAGATCTTTATTTATTCGTGCATCTGTCGAAGTAGAAGCTAGGACGAACCTCGTATTAGCTAAGGCGAGCCATGCTTGGATTTTCATAGGTGGAACACTAATATTTGTTGGGTAGAAAGTAACCTGTCCATCCTTAGGTGGGTTTGAAGGTGTTGGAGTTACGTACCACCAACCAGGCGCGAAGCGCCCGCCCCTTGTGACCGTATATTCATAAAGTCGCTTTGACCCTAAAGCCCCGTTAAGCATCATGCCTTGATTAAGCATTTCCTTCTCCTCGAAACTCTGGCGGTAACTGAGTTCTCTTCTTTTCAGACAAATATGCTTGGTAGCAATGATCCTTCTGCCAGAAGAAAAGATGGTCAATGAGCCAACGCCAAACGTTAGTTTTCCCACGTGCGTGCATGCGCCATGCGTGTGAAGAAAGCGACTCATCGGCGTAGCCACCGATTAGAGTGTTTGCCAGTTGGTCAATGGCTAAAAGGACTTGAATCGCATCAGGGTGCTTCATTGTCAGAATCCTCATAAGGCTTCGTCCAAAGAGTGGCTTGCTGAAGCATTGCCTTGGTGAGGGCTTCTTCAAGCTGTTTCTTGGTGACTTCCACCACAGTGTTATCAGCTAAGACCCACGCGGTTTTGTCAAGATTGTTCAACTCTGCCACTTTCAACGCACGAGCCATACGCCCTTGAGCAACTTCGTCCCCATCAAACTTCATGCCATCCACCTCAACGATGATGGCGTTCACAGCACGAGAGCGGGCAAGCTTTCGCACGGACAAGCGTTCTTCTTCGCTCAACTCAGGGTCAGGTAAGTTGACAATTTCCACGCCAAGAAGAGCGCAAATTTCTTGCTCATTCTCTTCCGTGAGGCAGGGGAAACTCACATTAGGAAGCGCATCACGTAGCGCCCACTCGGAGGAATAATCTTTGTCGTTAAATCGGTAAATTTTCATATGGCTATCCTTGTGTATTAACGAATGCTGAGGTATACGTCCAACCTCGAGAGAATCGAGCCACCACAATTAAGGCCATACTTGGATTGCCGTAAGTGGGTGGATTTCCTCCAGACCAAGTGCAGTTCTGCCATGTGATTGTGGAATTTCCAATTGTCCAGAAATGGATTACTTTGGTTCCAATCGGACCCTCCTCGGGCTTAGTAAATTGAACGGTTACATTCCCCGTGATATTCACTGACAAATCATCAGGAGAATTGATATCAATTGTTAGAGTGCCCCCGTTTTGATCTCTGTGTTCTTGCCGAGAGTACCCCTTGAGTACACCGCGATCCCCTTCTTTTCGTACATACTTATTCAAGTCCGAGCTATTGGCCTTAGAGTTAAGCGCCGACTTGTCCGCCTTATTATTAAGATCGCGACGTACCTCATTAACGTCCCCTTTAGACGCTAAAGAACTAAGCTGTTCCTTCTTCGCATAGGAGATTAAGTCCGAGGTGCGAGCATAAGCCGACAAGTCCCCAGTCTTCGCATAAGGCTGAAGTGTTGTGGTAAGCGAGGAACTCGTTACGTAGCTACCAAGCTTCTTGTCCACATCTGCTGTCTTGGCATAGGTGCTTTCTGCAGTCCGCTTAAACAAATCTAGGTTCGACAATTTGTTATCGATATCCTTCATCTTTGTCGCGTAGTCGGTCATATCGCCCGGTAACATAGCGGCGATTTCAGCCTTGTACCGTGCGAAGTAGTCCGCTAGTTGATGAAGGTTGTTTGCATCTGGAACAATACCTAATGTGGTCAACAAGTTTTTGAATTCTTCGCTCCACGCATAAAAGATCCAAGCCCCAAGCGTTGTCGGTGCTTTCCCATTGACTGGATCTCCATTCGATGGATAGCCTGTCGCAGGGTTAAGTGGCTTTGTCGGTGGCGTGTCAGAAGTATCTGCTAAATAAAGGAAATCCATTGTTCACCTCTTAGATATGGATGCAGAAGTAAGCGAGCATGGCGGGCGGTTGAACCGTGTTCACGCCGTTCTTGTATACGCCACTGGAGCGAGAGGCATCAAAGGTGAAGCGAGACGCCCAGTTGTCGCTACCGCCACGCTTAATGGCGGCATTAAATTGCTGGCCATCGAAGGCAAAGACCCCGTTAGCCTCACGAGGAGCACTATCAGTGCCAGGGGATGCCACGAACGTGCCATAAATATTCGGAATCGCAGGTGCGAGTTGCTGACCAACGTTTCCACCATTGGCGCCCTGAAGGACAAGTCCATTGAGATTAGGTAGATGGAACGTTGTTCGGCCATCACCTGCGCCATGTCGGGTGCCAATTGCTGCAAAGAGTGCAGCGTAAGTCTGGCGGGAGACTGCGCGACCGTCACAAGGAAGCCAGAAGCCGTCATTCGGCGCGCCGTTTAAGTCAAACGCCATGATTGCGCCAGTCGGGATGCCAAGCTGACCAACTCGACCCATCACATCGGCAACCGACTGCTCAAGAGCCTTTTTAAGGTCGTTAAATCGCTGATTAATGCGGTTCTCGATTGAGCGATTGAGCTGGTCAAGCTGATTGATATCAGGCGTGACTCCACCACCCTTAATGGCGTTCAAAAGCTCTTCTGTGATGCCGTGATACCAGTGGTCACCCACAATCGTGGCAGAGATGCCACCAGAGGCACTCCCATTGGTTGGATAACCCTTCGACGTTTCAGCATTCGGCGGGCTCGGTGGCGTGGCTATTGCGCCAGATTGAAAAACACGATCCATTTTTACTTTCCTATTAACCTTGGATATAACCAATATGCAAAACAGTGTGAGCAGGAGCGTAACGACGCAATAAGCACTCAATGATCTTGTCGCCCCACCAAGAGAGAGGCTCTTTGACGTTGCCTAAGGTGTCGTGATAGAAGACCTTCCCTGCTTGCCCAGTGAAGATCTTGACGTGCCAGTGGTGATACCAACTCGGCGTCTCGTAGAGCGCGTCCATAACGGTCGATGTCGTCATGAATGGACGGCACTCATCGATGTAGATGGTGTAGCCATAACTCTTTGCCATCTCGACAAAGAAGCGGATCGACTGACTCCCAATCGTGGTGACCTTTTGGACGAGGGCTTGTCGCAACATCTGAGGGCTTAACTCATCCATGAGCACTGTTCCCCAAGCCTTCAAGCAATCGTCAGGCACGCCCCATTGAGTGAGCCACTCTTGGAACGTCTCAATGCACAGTCGAGGATCTGCCTCATTGATGAGGGCTTCTACACGGCCGTCAATGCGAGAGAACTCCATCGCCCAACACTCCAACATCAAAGCCATGCACGATGCAGTGTCGTCAGCATTCCAAGCCAACCCCGGAGGAAGCATCTGCTTGATCTGTTGTGTGTACTCTTGAGCCGTTACCGCCATGTAATATCTCCTACCATTGGCAAGACACCAGTCTTTGGCACGATATCTGCGTCAGGACTAACCAACGTGTGGTCAACTTCACCTGCTGCGCCACTAATGGCCGCTCGAATATGCGACAGATAAAGGCGCTTCCCTGGCGCGGATTCTTGCTTAAAGAGCGAGATCAAAGCCTCACGAATACGCGCCTTAACCGTCTCGTTTTCTGGTTCAAGATTGGAGATCGTGAAGTTGATCTTTTGCGTCGATGGGGCATAGACCTTTACTCGAGCCGTCACTGGTCGCTCTTCATCCAGATGGTTCTGAACCTTCTCGATAATCTGGGCATCAGGAATGATGTTGGTTAAGCCATCACAAACGAATCGGACGACCACATTGCCGTCGCCACCTTCAAGCGGGTATACCCAAGCTCGTGTGGCGCCTGGCACTTCCAAAGCCCAAGCCTCGTAGTCCGCTTTCGTCCCTGCGTGGGGGCGTTCTCGAACGCGAGCCAAAAGGCGTGTACGCAATGAATCATCGTTTTCCTTTTCAGCACCTCCACCGATACCGTTGGACGCCACAGTCGACTGCACGCCCAAGATCGTGGAGATGAGGGAAAGCTGCTCTCCAGAGGAAAGGTTGCCTGCTGTCCCTGCGACAAGTGCCTCTACATGGACGAGAGCCCCAACTGCAGGACTCGTAGTTTGGTATTGCTGACCAGTCTCAGACTGGAGGATAGATCCAATCGGGATTTCCACTGCGTCCTTACCAGTAAAAACAAAGGCCACCTCACCAGTGGCCTTAGATGCGCTTTTTCGGTATATCCCAAAGATCGAGCCCCAATGATCGAGGAATTCACCTTCTGCGGAATCAAAAAACAACTGCTTCGCGATGTATTCGATGAATCCGTGAAGACCGTGAGAGATGCCAGCAAGCACTTGGGCGTATACCTTGGCATCAGATCGACGTAGCTGAGAGACTTTCAACCGTGCCTCTAGGTCGGCGTTAATGCGGTTGGTGATCTTCTCTAAAGAAGGACGTTCAAAAGGCATTTATTTCTCCCATACGTTCTGGAATCTCAAATTCAATTCAGATTTATCGGGCTTCGCAATAATCACTTTCAAGTTGAGTTGGTCTAACCCGCCACGCGCCACTTCAACCGTCACAGAAGTTGCCACTCGATCCTCTATCAGCCACTGCAACGACTCTTCGGCATACTCTTTTGCTTGAGCCAATACTTCGTTAGTGAGCTTTGAGCGCATAAGCAACCAAAGTTTGGATCCAATGCGATCGCCTTTGACCTCAGCGTAGGTGTCACCCCACCAACCGTACTTGCTGGATCCTGGCAACTTGTCATCAGGATCTGCCCTGCGCCATGTAAATAGGCTGATGATCACGGCTCGTTCGAGCTGATCACCTTGGTAATCGCTCAACGTCGATGCTTTCCCATTGATGAAATATTCCACTTCACCACTCCTTAGTTAGGTGTGCTTGTCGTGCCACCACTATCGCCTTGGTGGGTGTGACGACTGAGGCTAATGCCTGCACCAGACACATCACCGACCGACTTCATCGCGCCACTGGAATTGACCATTGGCGAATCAAGCGCGATATTGCTAGCCTTCAATTTGATGTTGGACGCCGTCAGATTGATGGCTTGTCCTTTTACGTCCACGGTGCCACCAGTTTTGATGGTGATCGGCGAATTAACCCCATCGATCACAATGCCATCTCGGGTAAGGTGCACCTTTCGATGTTGGTCGTCAAAGATCGCTACCTCACCTTGTTTAAGGGCTTTGAGGCGGTATCGTCGATCAGCCACGGTAATGACAACCGTATGGTTTCGGTCGCCCGAAAGGGACGCGGCCAATGCTTCGCTTTCCATAAACGGCTCACTTGTGAAACCGTATGGTTCCATGTGCTCAACATTGTCTCTGGCATCCGAAGATAAGAGTTCAAGTTGGAGCGTTCGCATAGGCTTGTTGCCATCAGCACCAGTCACACGACCACGACTCAAGAGCGCCCAAATGCGCTCGCCAAGATCACTGAGATTCATGCTATTTAGTCCATTGAGCCTCTCCAGTCTCACCCTTATGAGTGAACTGGTAAGAAGCGTTGCTTGACGTGCTAGCCTTCTTTGGAAGGTCAGGAACATCAGTGTTCAACAAAGCCTCTGGGTGAATCAGATGCAGCTTACTTTTCGTCCCTGAGTTGTCCTTAGTCAGCGTGACGCGATCGATCAAGAACACTTGGCTGGTTCTAAAGATGTCGTCATAGACCTGAACTGTGGTGTTCGGACTCCATAAGTCGCCATTGGACTGCCGCCACCCTTGGGCTGTGTACTCGTAAGTTTCAGAAGCCCCAATAGCGTGGTTCTTCAAGAGCGTGGCTCGTTGGAGCATTGCCCCCATGTTGGCGTCGCCACTCTGTTGGTACACGCATTCTCTTTTTCTAACCCCATCGATGGACGCACTTGCTTTGGTCTGATTCGCTGTCACAGCTTTGTCGCTATTTCCGTTAGTCGACTGACCAACCACAACATATTGAGAGTAGAGGCTCTTGCCATCTACACTTCGAGATCCCTCAAGCACGTTCCTGCCAAGCTTCAAAGCATCATGAGCCAGCCCGCCTTTACCCGCCGTAGTCATGACCAGATCACCATTGCCGTTGTCGGTAAGGATGATCGACTGCCCTTGGATCAATTCCTCTAGGGCTGATTTAATCTTTTTGGTCGGCGACACATCGAGCGAGACTTTCTTGGAGGATTTGACCTCATCGACGACCTTGATTCCGTAGTTCTTCACAAGCATCTCCACACCGTCTTTGAGCGAGACGTTAGAGACGCGATGTTTTGCCCCAATTGGGAGCGTGCATTCGACCAGATCTATCGTTTTGCTAGCCCCATTAATACTCAACGTGACAGAGGAGCTTGAATAGGACGACTGAGACTTGGTGATGTAGCCAGTACACAAAAGATCTTCTCCAACCCACAACTTCACCTCATCCCCTACACGTGGAAGTCCATCAAAAGCTGATGGCGTCTCCCGAGAGAAGTCCTGAGTAAACGACACGGCAAACTCTCGAGTGATGTTTGTCAGCTCAAGGTCAATCGTGACCCCCTCCCACCATCGGAACTCTTTGCCGTTCACCTCAACAGTCACAGTATCGTTATCTACAACCATCGTTATTTACTCAGCAGTTTTAATGGTGCCACTGGCACGAATCCTGGACGCACAATGTTGTTACGTCCAACAATCTCAAGGTCACGACCTGCATCTTCGTAGATGTCATAGGCGATCACCAGAGCAGGAAAAACCCCTGTAGGCGTGATTTCAAAGAGTCGAGCTTGAGATTCAGCCTTGGTAGTGAGATCTTTAAAGACTGAGGCACGACAATCCAACAAGGCTTGATAGACCTCATCGCTGTCAGTCTTGAACATCTCTTCATCAATCGTCTGCAAGAGTGTGTCGCGCATCGCGATCAGGTCGTCATAAGCCATCACCTTGACGGCTGACGATTCACTTGCTCGATCAAGAGACGTGCCAACGTTGGCGACCGCTCCAACGGCATTAGAGATCATCACTTGTCGCAGGAGAGACGCATAATCCTCAGTTGCTTTGGCTTCTTCATAGTCGGATGTACCTTCCGAGAAGAGCGCTGAGGACTCGGTGTTCACGCTGTCGTCCTTGGTGAATTTGGACGCCTCACGAACTACATTGCGCCATGCCATAGTGGACGTGGCAAATCGAGAAAGCCCAAGAATCCCTGCGAGTTTTTCGCCAAAAGAGTTGGGACTATTGCTCAAAAGCGCCAGCCCATCCCTCATAAAAGACGCCAGGGCATCAGAAATCCCAAAAAGCTGGTTGACAACCGTCATGGAATCGATGCCAAGCATCTTGTTAATGTTCTTAGCCACAGTCGACTTCACAAAGTCTTGAGCGCTACCGATGGCCAAGGTGTTGTAGAGGTGACTAAGCGAGGTATTAAAGAGGTTTTCTGCACTCTTTTTCGCCAAATAGCTCGTGTTGACCCCTTCATCAGGAAATTTTTGCTCTCCACTTTCGGTAAAAGTAAGGTCAAAATCTACACGCAAGAGGGCTTGAGAGTACTTAATCGAGGCATTCTGAGGGACGACCATCAGGCGACCAACCCAAGGATGAATCAATTCCCCCGTGCCCTTGGTCTGCATCTTCTCTTCAAGGGCTTTCATCTGCTTGATGTAGTCATAGCCAGAATAAAAACCAGTAATCGTGAAGGTTTTGGCAGATCGCCCCATGTCTTCGGCAAAGGGTACGTCTCGATTAGGGTACTCATGCACGATGACACGACGGCCAACCGTGTGGCTAGTCTCCAACACGTTGAAGGTCACGCCTCGAAACGACGCAGTGCGCAGTTGTTCTTGAGCTTTAGTAGCCATTTATTTGCCTTCACAGATAAAAAAAGGGTCAGTCTAGGTTTCCCCAGACCAACCCAACACACCTTCTTACGACCAAAGACTAAAAGTCGTAAGAACCGCCTGAATTAACGACCAAATCCCCACCACGGCCACGGATTTCGTCCACGGACGCGGTTGCACCATCGGCTGCGCGAACCGTCACAGTAACCTCACCCTTCATCCCCTGCGGAGTTGCATTCGGGAATGTCGGACTTGCCATCGACATGACAGCGGGATTGGCCACATTCACATTCACCCCTGCACTATTGCCTCCAGTCATCCAATCAGGGAGCCAAGACGCAGCCTTTGTGAAGGCGTTTCGCCACATGTCGGCTATACCAGTGAAGAGACTGGCAAACTTTTCACCAATCTTCTTCACGAGGTTTATGCAGAAGTCCTCGAACGATAAATAGGCCGCTTTTGCTTTGGCGATTGGCTCGGTCAAGAGGTCACCAAAGAAGCCAAAAAGGGCTTTCCAAGCGCCCATAATGACCTTGACAACGTCCTTTAAGTAGTTCGCGATGAACTTAAAGATGTTGCCCCCACTGTCCTTCCAGAGGTTGCTCACGTAACGGCAAATTGCGTCCCAAGAGCTCGTAAAGAAGGAGCTAAAGGAGGAGAAATCGATGCCAATGCTCTTAAAGAGCGAGCCGAAACGATCACTTAACCCCTTGAAAGCGGCGTTGAAGTCGATGCCCCAACGATCCTTCAGGAAGCCAGAGATGCCAGCCCACACCTTCGTGGCCACGGCTTTGATTTTGTCAAAGTGTTTGTAGATCAGGTAAGCTGCGCCAGCAATTGCTGCGACCACCAGCCCAGGAATCCCCACTACACCATAGAGTGCGACACCAAAGGAGACGACCGCAGAGGTCATCTTAGCGATGGCGATCACGCCACGTGCAGCCATAATCCCTGCGAAAACCTTCACGATGGTGCTAAGACCGCCAACCGCTTCAATTCCCTTCACCGCATAGCGGATAAAGGAAGAAATCTGCGATATGACCTCTTCAAAGTTGATTTTGTCAACTGCGCGAGCAATCGATTCAATCGCCTCAGAGATCTTGGTCGTGATGATTTCCTTGTTAGCCAACACGAGCGCTTGGAGCTTGTCGATGAGCTTCATCAAAGTGGGAGACAATCGAGCACCAACCTTCGAGGTGATGCCCTCTAGTACCCCTTTGAACAGTTCCATCTTGTCGCCCAAAGCGGCGGCTGCCTTGACGTCTTTGTTCGACATGACCAACCCAAGCTCATCAGCTTGTTTAGCCATGGCATCAAGCCCTTCCGCCCCATCTTGTAGGGCTGGCACTAGGTATGCGGCTAATTTATCCCCGAAAATGCCAGTGAGCATCTGAAGACGCTTCGTGGGATCCGTGTTGACCTTGACTGCGTCAGCCAATTCACGCATCACAGACGCAGCGTTCTTCGCTTTCCCCGTGCTATCTTTCCACTGGACTCCTAAGGACTTGAACATTGTCACAAGGTTGTCATTATTCCCTGCGGACGCCTGCCCCATCTGGTAGGTGAGCTTAGAGAGTGCCTTGTCCATCTGCTCCGCACTCATACCACTCAGTTGAGCGGCTACCCGTAAGCGTTGGAGCGCTCCAGTCGTCACACCTGCGCGAATCGCCGCCTTGTCGATCGAATCCCCTAAAGTGACAAACTGGCTGACCACCCCCTTAATGGAGATTGCGCCAATGCCAGATAAAGCACTGAAAGGGATCGCTAATTTTCGACCAATTGCCCCCGCACGATCAGAGACCTCCTTGAAGGAACGATCAATGATCTTGATCTTCTTGGTGGCCTCATTGATGTGCTTATTAAAATCGGACGTGACGAGCTTTAAGCGGGCGGTTAAGGTCTGCGTTTTGTCTGCCATGCTTTCGTTTCCTCATCAATGATGCGTTGTGTTTGTTCGCAGTACTCGATCACACTAGAAATAGGCAGATCGTCAATCTCGCTAGGAGACATACGCCAAAACCTAGCGAGATTAAACACAACATTTCTTAACTGCTGTGGGTCGTCGACTCGTCCGAGGGCTCGAAAAAACCAGTTAGAACAGAGATCACTTTCGTGATTTCGGGAGATTCCAACTGGTCAATCGTCGATGGCGGGAGCCCAGTGCACTTTCTGGCTAGATCAAACATGGCGTCCATGTTGATGTTTTCGCCATTGGCAATGAAACCATAGGCTTTATAGTCAGAGAAGCGAGGCTCAACGATAGAAAGCTCCGTAATCTCGTTGTCACCTTGGTAGATGGCATACGGGAGAGGGAGCGTTACGACGCGTCGTTCTTTCATCATGTCGACACCTCTTAGGACTTCACGGCCTTGTTACCAACGAACTTCAAGGTGACAGTGCCACCAGTCGCGCTGAAGGTCAAACCGTCAGCCACGAAAGCACCAGAGAGCGTATAAACCACGCCGTTGGCTAATTCAGCCGTGATGGTCATGTCATCCCCTGTTTCAAGCTTGTCAAACGGAAAATCCTTCGGCACGACGAATTCACCACTGATGTACTGCTCAGTTGGGACTTCTTGATAGTACGTTGCGCCATTACTAGACATGATGGACGTCTTGACGGTTTCGGACATCTGGACTTCAAGCCCAGTGTCGCTCTTAAGCTCCAACTGCGTGCCGTCAACCGTCACATAGCAGATACCTGCAATACGTTTTGCCATGTTCTTAGACTCCTATTAGTACTGCAAACGGAATTGAACCAACGTGGCAAAGACACGCAACTGATTGACCAAGTCGGGTGGCAAGAGCACGTTGATGCGATTGGGATCCTTAGCACTGCGTTCAACAATGAGCGCCTTCTTAAAGGCGTCAAGGTTTTCAACGATGCCTTCGGCTTCGAGCTTGGCATATTCAGCAAGAATTTCGCCTTTGATGACGCTCGGCGTAACAATCGCCTGCCCTGCGCCAAACTTCGTACCGTCATCAGCCAACTTGTAGCGAGCAAACTTGGAAGTAATCACGCTCTTCAAGCGACGGATGATGTATGCCAAGGTGTGGAGGGTTTCGCTGTCGAGGTACGACGTATCGGCAACACCAAAGGAGTTAACCTGATAAGTCGTAATAGCGCGCTCGATCATGACGGCTGTATTGCTACAAGCATTGGTCGCGATACCCTTAGAGAGCAACGTCTGCTTTTGGTTGAGGATGAATCGTTCGCCAGGCTTCGGCGAGAAGATCCCTGCCAATTCCAAGGTCTGTGTCGGACGTGCGGGATCGTTCTGGATGGCCTGATGCGTCTTAGCCACATAAGCACCGAGAACTTCCACTGGATGATTTGGCATGCCAGGCTCAACGGCCATCACAGTCAAGTGCTGATCGTTAAGCCCTTGACCAAAGGAGATAAGATCCTGAACGGCACCACGCTTCGCGCTGTATACGTGACCATAGATCTGGCGCATCGGCGACCAACGACCAGTCGAGTCGTTCATCTCCAACTTGAACTCATTCAAGAGGGAAAGATCCGCATAAGGGAAAGCAATGAAGTCGTACTGTTCATCGCCGAGAGCCGTCTTCACCACAGCAAAGTCGATCGTGCCTGCGCCACCTGCAACTTTGGAGACCTCGACCATCAAGCCTTCAGGCAACACTTCACCAGACGCAACGCCATTGAAGTTGAGCGAGAGCTTGATATCGTTACCGAGTAAACCGGCGTTCTTGGCGTTAACCGTCACCACGGACTGGTCTTTGCCTTCGGTGGCTTTAGCCACCACAGGGAGATCTTGATTAGCGTTGATTGCGGCAGCTAAAGCTTCAGATGCTTCCTTAGCAGTCATGCCCTGAGCAACTGCCACAGCCACGCGAGTTGCGCCAATGTACGCAAAGACAGTGCCCGCAGACCCTGCCGTGCCAGTGAAGGTAAACGTGCCAGATGCCTTAGAGCCACCTTTCGGATCAGCCAACGGAAGCGCCCAAACCTGACCAACTGCATTGTTGTTGAAGTAGGCAGTGAGCATCGTTGCGATCATCGAGCCACGACCAAAGTATTCTTTGCCTTGGCTGTCGCTAGAGACCAACACGGGCTTGCCTGCCTCTGCAGTGCCTTCGGTCATCTGACCAATAACGAGCGCCACCAGATCATTGGCGCCAGTGTTCGCCTGAGTGTTGTCCACTTCGGCGTAAAACAGAGGAACTTTAATGTTCTCTGGAATCGTGTTATAAGAAATAGCCACTTTTAGCTTCCTTTAGAGTTGTTAAAGTGAAAAGAAACGGGCACACCATCGACCCAATCAGCCGGGGCTGGATCGATTTGAGAGTCAATACCTTCCAACTCTGGCAATTGCTCCAACACTTCACCGTGTGCGGTTTCCTCGTCCACGATGTCGTAGGGCACATTAAACTCCCACTGGATAACCAGTCGGGCGTTGTTCGCATCAAAGATCACCTCTTGATCAAAAGTGATCTCATCTGTTTCTGGTAGACATGCCCCTAGCAGGGCTTTGAACACCTCTGCTCGGATGTCTTGTGAAAATTCAAAAGCGTCATACCCTCGGCTGTCGCCTTTCAGGGAGAGAAAAAGCAAAACGCCAAACTGTGCCTCCACGGTCTGACGGTATGACTGAGCGGATGCCATGCTGAAGTACTCAGCCGTTTCCCCTAAAGGAACGACAAAGGCATATGGCATCGTTAACTTGGTGGTGGACTCCAACATGGCGTATTGCGCAACACCACCAACCCTGCCTTTTAAGCTCGGGCATCGTTGTCGCAACCTTTCGATGACAGGTCTTAACTTCATCCCAAAATTACTCCTGGTTTAATGGCCTCGGTCACGAGCTTGTTCATCACTGCACCATAGCGAGTGCGTTCATAGGTATCCGCAGCCGCAGTGATCCAGTTGGCTCGAGGCGCTGCAACCTTGTCACCGACGCGCTTCTTACCGTGCTGCCGTCGGTCTTTTTTCCCTCCTGCCACGCGATCCGCATATGGCGCACGGTGCCCATAGAACACGTAGTAGGGATAGTCAGCCGCTTCAGTAGGAAAGCTTTTCACCAAAACAGAAAAGCCCGAGCGTGAAACTCGAGCTTTAATGGTTTTGCGTAGCTGACCAGAGTGAAGCCCAGGAAACTCACCAGGCTTCGAGACGACACCTCGACGACTGACGTTCTTACGAGCGATCTTGGTGACCTCTCGACCGACACTCCTAAACCCCTTCTTAATAACCTTGTTATCAAGCTGAGGGAAGTTAATCGGCTTATCTAAGGTGAACTCAATTGCCATCTTCAGTTACCGCCTGCCACTGCTCACACTCAATGAGCGTGAAGCGATGGACGTTGTTGACATCTGTGATGCGCTTGGCACGATAAGTGAAGCCATCGATGTCTATTTCTGTGAGTTGCTGTAAGTCCAGTGGACTGGAGAAGCCCTTGACGTAGCGCACATAGACGCGATGCGTGACGGCGCTCTCGGTATTAATGGAGTCCAAGTACTGAGACCCACCAATGACCTCGACCTTCGCCCAAACAACAGCGATCAAATGGCGCTTATTGTTGGTCTCCCAATCCCCATTAGGGACGGACTCAACGCGATAGAGCGTCGCTCGTTCATTAAGCTCACCAACGGTCGGTAGAATCATCGAGTGGCTCCCAATGTCTAAATGGATCGAGTAACCCGCCTAAGTGCGCGTAGGTCTTCAGTTCCTGAGTCCCTGCACTCTCACGGTTCTCATACGAGGTATTGACGTGTGCCAGGATCCACAGTTTGATGCCCCACGGCACACCTTCAACCGTTTCAGCCAACCCACCTTCACCCAACACCTTTCGCTCAAGCATGTGCTCACACTGGTCGCTGTACGCTTCGCACAGCCCCATAATGAGAGCGTCATCAAGATTGTGCTCGATCCTTAGATGCGCCTTTGCTTCGGCGAGAGTTACTAGGCTTGGCATCCTTTACCTCTTTCGTGACCAAAATGGTTTCTTTGTAAGGCACGGCGTAACCTGCTTTGATCAAGTTGTTGGCATAGACATCGGCGATATCCACAATGTCGCCTTCCTTAAAAGTGCCCACTAGAGACATGAGCCCTCGTTTAACTTCGATTTTCATAGGTACACCCCTGAAGAAAAGCCCCACCATCAGGTAGGGCTTCTCTTGGTTAGTCGGCTAATTAAGCCGTCGGGAGGATCAAATCGCCACCACAAGCCATAGCAGGATTTTCAGCTGCAAAGCCAAGGCGACGAGTTGCCACGACAGTGATCAAGCCACGTACGGCGTTGTCACGGTCTTCCTTGAAGAGTTCGATCGTGAGCTCTTCTCGGTTGTAGATCGTGCCGTACTGGACGGTATCAATGGCAAGGAACTTACCTTCGGGAATAGCCTGAGACTGAACCACAGGGATACCACGCAAGTAGGAGATGCCAGAATCCTTAGCCGTGTCGACCAGATACTGACCAGTCGAATCCTTCAAGATGCTCAACTTGAACCAATCCATCGGGTTGACCAAGTAGCAGTTGACGTAGCCACCAGCCACGGCAACTTTCGTAGAGGCAAAGAAGAGCAAGTCGGTCAGGTTAGGAGTGGCAGTACCAAAAGAGGCCTGTTTAGCACCGTGAGGCACATAGTTGCCTGCGTGCAACAAGCCCGCTAAGTGGAGGTCGGAACCATCACCCATCACCAACTCATCTTCCACAGCGCGATTGACGCCATAGGCCATACGCTTATTCAAGAAGGCAGAGAAGGCAGGAAGGTCAGCAATCAACTGACGGGACACTCGAGCAGAGTGCGTGACGTCATAGATGTTGCCCTGCTTCGAGGAGAGCTTCACGGACGATTCAGGATACTCAGCACCTTCCTTCGTAATCGCTGCCTTCAAAGAAGCAGGCTCTTCACGCTGATACACAAAGGAGTTGGTTGAGATCGGGATATTCGTGAAGAGGGGTTCAATCGTCAACGGGCGGGTGGCCTGCTCAACGATGCCAGGTTTGTAGTACGGAACGATCACGCCAGGAGCAGCCGTACCTGTCAACATCGGATCACCACGCGTTTCAAGCGTGATTTCGGTGCGAGCATTCGTATCCAAGAACTTCGTATAGGCTTCGCTCTTCGTGAAGCGTTCACCTAAAGAAAGAGGGCTATCCTTACCAGAGTTGGCAGGCTTGACGCTCTTCTGTTCAAGATCGGCGATCTGCTTGGCTAACTGTTCTTGCTTTTCCATAAGCGATTTCACGTCAGCAGAAGATGCCGTGTTGTCCAGTTGCTTGGAGACCTTCTCCAGCTGGGCAGTTAAATTTTCAATTTCGGACATTACATTATTCCTTCGTTAAATTGTTGAGGCGTGCCACAAGGGAGGCAGCCTTTTCAAGTTGAGACGCTGTAACATCCTCAGAATCCCTCTGAGCATTTATTACGTCCTTTGCCTTCGCCCATAGCGCTTGAGCTAGGCTCTTGGACAGTCCTAAATCCCTCAAGACGTGTTCCAAATCTCGTTCTGTTTTGACTTCCTTAAGCTGATCTTTGATCTCTTCACAGCGCACTTCGGCGATGCGTGCAGAGTTATCAGCTGGGAAAGTCACCACTGAAATCTCATAAAGTCGAGCAACCTTGGTGATGTCTCGACCTTGATCATCCTTGTACTCGTAGCCATCACGATCCAAAAAAAAGCCAATCGAGAGACCGTCTACAACGCCCTCTTGAATGGCCTTCAAGATGTTTTCACTGTTCGGGTTCGCGGTACCAATCTCACCGACGACCTTCAAACCCTTCTCGTCTTCCTCGACGCTTAACCACTTCCCAATCGGGATGTCTTGCGTTTCATGGTTGAAGAACATCTTCGGGGTGCCGTACTTCTTCAAAGCTTCGGCAAAAGCCCCTTGATGGATGGTGTCGCCATAAGAATCCACGCCACCAAACACAGACGCGTAGCCAGTAATAGTTCGGCCTTCAACACTTACGTTTTCGAGATTTACGGCCTTAATTTCCATTGCCATAGTTGCCTCACTGTTTAATCGTGGATCCGTCGTTAGACCCCTGAGTGTTCGACCCTTCACCGATCTGGCTGACCTTGTCGATCGCCACCAAGTTGCTTTGGACGGTGAGTACATCTCCACCTGGCATCGGTGGGAGGTTTTCAAGCTGCCGCACTTCGTTACGCGTCATGATTCCGTTCTGGACTAGCGTTGCTTCGTGCTGAGCGCGTGTCTGTGGGTCTGCTCTTAAGAGAGCGTCATAGTTAAATTCAATGGTTAGGTCTTCTTCTGCCTTAACCAACTTCAGCGCAAAGGCTTCTTCAAAGCGCTTGCACATAGGAGCGAGAGAGAGACTGTGGAAGCCTCGTTTGATTTCCGTGATGCCACTCCCCCAAGTGGTCGTGCCACTGCCCCCAATCATCACTGGCGGTACTCCAAACCAACGACAGATCTCTTCAACCGAGAACTGACGAGACTCGAGCAACTGCGCGTCCTGAGGGGTGAGAGACATCGGGGTGTACTTTAAGCCACGGTCGGCAATCACGAGAGAGCCACCTGACTCGACCATGCTCTTGAATCGCTTCACCACCTCCTTGGTCTGGTCAGCACTCAAAACCATGTCGGTTTGGAGCACTGCAGAGGGCTTAGATCGAGCCCCAAAAAGGCGCGTCGCATTCATCTGCGCATTAACCGATTCCGATAGAGAGGCACGCATGTAGTCGATCTTGGAGAGCCCAACGATGCCGCTGCCTGCCCCCTTCCAGTGGACGATGTCCTTAGCTTGGTAGTAGGTGTCCTTGCCGTCCTGATGGAACTTGTAGACAAGCTCACCATCAACCATCGAGACCGTCACCTGCTCCGCGGGGAGCGGTTCAAGCGCGATGGGCTGACCGTTCTTGTTCCAGTGGATCAACACGTAGGCGTTGCCCCGCAGGACGTAGTTAACGACTAGCGTCGCCTTGAAGTCAGAAGGAGTCATCCACGCATTAGGACGCTTGTGCAGAAGCGTCCATAGTGGGTGCTTTCGCTCTTCCTCTCGGTGTCCATCCGCCTTGTCGCGGTATACGAAAATCGGGAGACTAGCTATCGTGTTGGCATAGAGCTCCACACAAGCAAAGACCGCAGCGATTTGAAGGGCACGGTCTGTCCCAACGTTTTCGAGGTGATCAAAGATGACTTGCTGAGGTGCTGTGATCTGCTGACCTTTTCCAGTCGAGAGACCACTTCCCCAAGAAGTAATCCAATTTGTGAATTTAGAGAACATAGTTACCACTCAAATCCAGAGAAGGGGTCGTCTTCTCCGTCAAAGTCCATAGTCACCACAGGGTTTTCGAGAGCCACACCCAGTGCCATAATGGTCGCCACAACGCCGTCAATCTTGTTGGCGTTGACTTCCTTACGAGGAAAGATGTTGTCTTTGGCGTCGACCTTCGCCACCACGTTGCTCATCATCCAAGTGAGAATTGGATCACCGTTGTGGGTGATCTGCTTGCCCTGTATGAGGGCTTCAAGCGTCTTCATCGGTTGAGAAAGCTTCATCACACTGTTCCTAAACTCCACCATTGGCGCGCCATCGTTAGCCAGACGCGTCGCCAACTGAGTGGCGTTCCAAGGGTCATACGCGACCGCTCGAACATCAAAGGTGGAGAGATCCTCTCTGAGGTCAGCTTCAATCTGCTCAAAGTCGGTGACTGCGCCTTGGGTCTCAGTGATCAACCCTTCGGCTGCCCACCCTGAATACTGGGCGTTAGTGCCGTTATGAATAGCAACTTCAGGGAGGTAGTACTTCCCAAAGACTGCGTAGTTACCGCCGTCCATAGGAAAGACCAATACCTTCGCTGTGATGTCGTTCTTTGCTGCAAGGTCAAGACCAATGAAGCAGGGCGCCCCAATGAAGTCATCGAGCGACAGCTCAGGGACGGCACAAGCGTTCCACTTGGCCATGTCCATCCATGCGCTTGCGGCTGCACACCAGACGTCCAGATGCTTTGTCTTGAAGTTGTTAATAGAAGAGGGCAGAGCCTTCGCCTTCTGCAAGAGCGAGGTGATCATCTCAGGTCTCACAGAAACGCCCCAGTTGGGGTTAGCCTTGATCAAGGACTTCTCATCGTCCCAAGGATCCTCATCATCAATGCCGTAGATCACGGCAAACTGAGTTGGGTCGTTGACCTTACCCTCAAGCACCTTTCGCGCCATTGTTCGTACTTCGTAGCAAATGCCAGAAGTATTGAAACCCGCTGTGGTGATACACCAGAGGAGCGATGAACGACGCTTCCCAAGGGACGTTTCCACCACGTCATAAACGTCTCGTGTCTTATGGGCGTGAAGCTCGTCGATGATGGCTAGATGCGTATTCAAGCCGTCCAATGTCGAGCCTTCAGCACTCTTCGCTTGGAAGGTGCTATTGGTGTCCTTGACATATAAGGAATGTGCCAGTACTTCCAAACCAAATTTCTTTCGTAAAGCAGCGCACTTCTGCGCCATCACTTTGGCGTCACCAAACACAATGCCTGCCTGATCTCGGGTCGTAGCAAAGGAATAGACCTCAGCCCCAGGTTCCCTATCTGCTACCAGACAATAGAGAGCAACGCCACTAGACAGGGAGCTTTTTCCATTCCCACGCGGCACTTCGATGTACACGCGACGAAAACGGCGACCATCATCTACCCTGCGCTTCCACCCAAAAACCGTTGTCAGAATGAACACTTGCCACGGTTCAAGCTTGATCGGTTGCCCCGCCAACTCACCTTTGGTGTGAGGAAGTAGCTCGATGAATCGACAGATGCGATTTGCCTCATCCTCGTTGAAGTAATAGACAGAGTTCTTTTTGCCGTACTTAACCAAGTCCTTCTTCTGTCGACTGCACGCCAAACGCACCTCTTTCTTGGCTGGAATTACCCCATTAAGCACGTCGTCGATGTACTTATTGGCGATGGCCAAATAGTCTTTAGAAGTTGGAGAACTCATCTATTTCTTCTTCCTCAGGAACTTGCGCCCTCACACGCGCGCGCGAAGCTGGCGTGAACCCAAGCTCCTTCTCTAGCATGACTAGTCGTTTCTCGATCTGATCGAGGACTGTAAATAAGGGGTTTATGTATTCCTTCTTCGCGCCCGTCGATGTTTCGGTGACGAGAATCAGATCGGTGGTGCTGGACTCCAACCGTTTTTGGTACTTGCGATAGAGCGCGTAATTTCTGCACCATCGCTCCAGAATCGGCGCGTCCGTAGGAGTTAAGAGACCTTTTGGAGTAAAGGCGACGGCGATTTGCCACGCGTCTCTCGCGTCTTTCGTCAGCCCGCTTGGTGGTTCTGTCGCGATAAGCGTGGCGTCACTCGACAACATGTTTTTATGCCGAGCGCTGAGTGTTCGTGATGGTTGCAAAGTCCCACGAGCTGCTTTCTCAGCGTCACTTTTCCGTGGTCGTCCCATCAAAAACCTCCACAAAAAAGCGGGCTTCCCCCTTCGGAAAAACCCGCTCAGAATTTTGCACGCACAAAAAATTGGGTTAGGGCGCGGTCTAGAGCCTTCCTGCCACGACTTTTGACCCGCCCCTCCCATTCTCTGTATTACAAATATATTTTCTTAAATCTGTGACTGTTCCCAAAGCCACCATCTTCTCTAGCGGTCTTTTTACTATGGCATGTATGGCATAAAGGTTGCCAGTTGCTTTGATCCCAGAAGAGAGCCATATCGCCTTTGTGTGGTTTGATATGGTCTACGTCGGTCGCTGGTTTAATGATACCTCTCTTCTCGCACTCAATGCAGAAGGGATGTTGCCTTAAGAAGGCTTGTCGGGCTTGACGCCATCGGTACCCATAGCCACGTTGAGCTGAAGTACCTGTTGACCAAGTTCTTTGTTTTTCGCGTTGAGCTTGGTAGGCTTTCTTGTTTTCTGCTGCCTTCTTCTTGTGGAGCGGGCAATAGTTCTCACCCTGAGGGATGAGCTGACCACACCCCGGATATCCGCATAACTTCATTAACGGCATGTAAAGACCAATAGAAAAAGCCCCGCAAGTATTTCTACCTGCAGGGCTCAAAGGAGAGTTCTGGAGATCACCCAGACATACAACCACTAGTACCAATCTCGTTTTTCATCGGCTCGACCTTAACGAGCATCCTGTTTTCTTCAGGCATGCCAAAAGCGCCCCCGGCGCTCGTTAGTCATAAGGTCTGCTCTTATGAGAGTCAACAATTGATAACTGAAGTATACCATATCTACAAATTGTCGTTAATAGGTAGGGGGCGATTCTGAATCAAGAATATACCCCAGTCTTTGCCGTGCCTTCTCCATGAGTTCCCTGCCCTTTTTAGTTGACACTCGAACCCGTCGGCATGCGCTTGGAAAGCTCACCCACGGCTTAAGGTACATAGTGCGCAAGAGATCGCGTCCTTGTCGGTCGTCAACGCGTATAGAAGGCAACTGGCAAAAGGCTTTGTCTACCCTTATGGCATCTGCTTCATCTGGAGGTGGCGAAGAGCAGGAGACGGGTTTCTCGACCTGCTCCTCATCGTTTTCTCCTTTGGAGTAGAGCTTCAATCGGTTGATGATGACGAGCGTACTAGAGACGTTTCTATGGTTAGACCCTTCTCGTGCCCATCGCCCCCAGTTTTGCAATAACCGCTCCAGTTCGTCCATCCGTCGCCCCTTAGTTCTTCAAAAAGCTCTCTTCCCCATCACGACCATAACCGTTGTAGTAGTCGGGCCCTGCGGCATGCACCCAAGCCTGAACGTCATTGACCGACACCGAACAGCTATATTCTGGCAAGTACACCCTCAAGCCGTAGCGATACCCATACGCACGGATATCGAACATGAAGCGTCCATTTGTCGTGCGTTTAGCGTGGCGTGTTCGGTCAGCGTCCTTCTCATAGCGAAAAGACGCACGGCTATAGAGGTGGAATAGGCATCGACTACCTTCACGAGGGTAGTTCTCACCAAACTCATTGCGCATGCGTAGCCACACTTCTGGCGAATTAACTTCCATTTGCATCTTGATTTCCTCCAAGCATTATTTTCTCCAGTTTTTCTTTCTTTTCGATTAGCCTTACTGCCTTTAAGCAAAGGGCTCTAACGTTGTCAAAAAGGTATATGGTTAGAGTGGTTGTCATTGCTAATTGGGTTCTGCCTACTTCATTTAAGCCATCGCGAGCAGAATATAGCAAGTTGCCTAAAGCGATTGTCTCTAAAGATGTTGCTGCCTCCTTGAGTTGCTCGACAGAGTAACTTACACCTGAATATTGTTTACTCCATTCCTCCAATCTGAGAAAGGCTATAAACATTCCATCTAGTGAGCTAGAGGTGCGTCCCAGCTCTGTAAATACTGTTGCCACTCGATTTAACTCTTGTATCCTGTACCTAATCGACCCTAAAGTCCTGGCAGTCTTAGCCCTTACTTTGCTAAGTTTCTTTTCTGTCTTTTTTGTCTTTTCTGTCTTTTCAATCTTGGTCATAAAGCCTCCTATCGTTAGGCCGTTGGTCTGTTTTGCGCGCCTACGCGCTCGATGCCGTTGCGGTCTTTTGCCACCAAGACTGCGTTACGCAGTATTTCCTGTGCGAAATAGGGCAGCACGTTGTGCTCCCAAGTCTTCTGATCCACTTTCTTGTCGTCGTTCACTATGAACACCTCCTCAATTTACGTTAAAGAATCGCAGTCATCGGTCATTTCTCCAGTTATGAGCGTTTCTGAGAAAAGAAATGCACAGCCGTTTTTCCCTACTCTCCCAGTTAATTTGCGAAGTTTTTCCGAGAGTATGAGCGTTAACGCGCGCGAAAAAAAGTCTTTTTATATATGCGTTCTATACGTCTACCGTCTTCTCTATATCTCTTTATATTTATTTTCTTTAATGTATAGTTATAAAAAAGTAATGCTCATAACGCTCACCCCTTAGCTACTCGCATACAGCCACAACGATTCGGGAGGGGTGAGCGTTACCGTGAAGTAATGCTCACTAATGCACACTAACGCTCATAAATCAACTGCTTTTCTCTTGCCCTGAGACATCGGTAAAACCATCACCCGTGAGATCAACCGCCTTTAGGCGAATACCTTGAAACCCACGAGGTCCATCAGGGCGGCCATTCGCGTGCACTACAGGTTTGAAGCCCTTGCTCGTCAGCATGCGCCCGAGCTTACGCGCGCTATTAATAAAGCCAGTCTCGCCACGATCGAAAGAGAACCGCTGCCACGAGGCGTAAAGCTCTTTTGTCGATACGCGGAACTCTTCTCCAAACTCGCAACATGCCTCTAACCACTCACCCGAGACGTCCATCTCTGCGCGGTACTCTTCACGCGCTGCAAGCACTTTCTGTGGTGGGTTAAGCCCTTCACGCTTGTAGACCTGCACGTGCTTCAACGCCCAGATCAAGATGCCTGGGAGCTCTTTGCGGAGCTTCTCAATGCGGTCTGGGTCTTTGCTCTTACCCTCGAACGTCGCCTCAAAAGGAATCGGGATAATACGCCGCCAGATCGCGTAGTCTTGACCCTTAATAATCGGTCTGTGGTTGGTCGGCATGAAGATCACCCACGTGGGCGAGAACTGGAGCGAAGCTCTCATGTATAGCCCGCGGGCGACGATTGGTTCGCCACCCGTCATGGCTTTGATCAAGCCTTCTTGGAGGACGCTGTCTTCGTTCATCTCTTGCGCGTAGATGAATCGGCGACCTTGGAATCGCAAGAGCGCTTCGTTTGGCCCACCGCTACTGCTCGCGCCCTTGTTCGCCATGAACACATCCGCAGAAGTCACGAGCCCATACTCGCCCATCAGCTCGCGCACGATGTTCATGACCGTACTCTTACCGTTGGCGCCACCCCCGTATGGGATGATCACCGCGTCTTCTTTCGGGTTACCAAGGAGCGCGTACCCAATCACGCGCCCAAAGAACGCCACGAGTTCCTTGTCACCACAGAACACATCATTGAGCGTCTCTTCCCACAGCGGACACTTCGCATCCGGGTCGTATTCAACACGGCTAAAGCGCGTGATGTTCATCTCGGCAACGGGTGGCATGACCTCGCCCGTTTCAAGGTTGATCACGGCATTGGCGCACGCGAAGAGGTTTTCGCCTGCGTCAAGCTCGTCGCTCATGCGTGCGACCGTTGGCTCGTGCGAGAGCAACTTCACCATGTTGTTGACCATCTTTTCCGTCTGGCTTGCCTTCGCGAACTTCTTCTCTTCGGCGTTACTTGCTTCATCGATCGATGCGGAGTAGTCCTTCACGGCTTCGGTAGCGTAGCGCTGAACCGTCTTCAAGCTCACTCGGGACCAGTGGGTGCAGCGCCACTCGAACCACTCGTCGCGGTCGCACACATACATCAAGTGACGGTAGTACTTATCGAGCATGCGCGATGCGTTACCGAACTCAGTGAGCGGATAGGGCTCGAACTTCATCGGGGGCGTCATCTTCACGATGTCGATGTAGCGCCAGTTGTCCACCCCTGTAAGCATGATGAGCTTGGCCCACGCATGATGCGTGAGGTCAGCACGTAACTCAGGAATGTTGATATCCGCGCGCTCGAGAATCGCCTTCACTTCTGGAACGGAGGTGGCGAGCTTGATCGCCTCGATCTTGTACTTAGCATCTTCAGTTTCGCGCTCGCGACGCGCCTTATCGCGGCTTGCGTTCGCGAGCTTAATGACGCTGCGCATTGTGACGACTCGCGCCCCCGATGCTCGGGACTGCCCGAAGGACTCCCACTTGGCTAAGCACTGCTCTTCGGAGGCGAAGTTCTCTGACGTTTCGCTCCATTCAAGGAAGACGTTGAACGCCTCCATATCACCCCCGAACTGATGGTGCAAAGCCATGCCCACCTTGAGCCACTGATCGTAATCGTCCGCGCTGATGCATTCGAGATCAGCTTTGGCGTCATCGAGCGTGTACCCATCGAGCGGTTGCATCGCATCGAGCGCCTCTAGGTCGCTCATTGGTGCGCGGGGGCTAGAGGCTTGCGAGTCGCTCGCGACCATGTAGCCCTTGGCGACCATAAGCCGATGGTATTCGGTGAGGATGGTCTTGATGTCTTCAACCGAAAGGAGCGGTAGATGTTCGACCTTCCACGCTTCAAGCGCCCCCTGCCACCCGAGCCACTGATAGGGTTCATGCGTATCGGGGTGGATGCCGTGGGCAACGAACTGCTGGCCCCTGGAGAGGATCTCCAATCGGTGCTTGCGCGATTCACCGGGCTTGGTGTAGTAGGCGCTCGTCATCTTCGGGAGGTTGCTCTCTTCGGTGCGCGCCACGAGAAGCGTCTTTGGCGGTTTACCCTGACGGACGGGGCACGGGCCGAAGTGCACTTCTACGAAGTCAGCAAGCGCGGTGTTGATCTCCTCGTCGAACGTGTCGATATCGATCCCGATCACGGGGTGCGCCCCTTGACCGCACACGATGCCAACGCCGTTGGCGTCGCCATAGGCTTCGCAGTCCTCAGCGCTGAGGCGCTTCGACGTCCAATTTTTCAGCAGTGGAGCCTTGGAATTTTCGCGAATTGGGGTTATAATGTAACCGTGATCCAGTAACGGACGCCCAAGCGTGCGGATACTGTGATCCTGTAGGTTGTATGGACTCGTTGTCGTATTGGCAACGAGTCTTTTTTCTTTATCAGTCATGGTTGTCCTCCTCATGCGCGGGTGCCACGCCGAAAGCGGGCACTTTCGAGTTCAATAGATGCGGAGGCAAGCCCGTCACCTCACACACCTTACGCAAGTACTTAGTCGGGACGGCGCATCGCGCTTTCCACGTGTAGATGACGTAACGCGAGACCCCGATCTTATCGGCGAGTTGGGCCTGGCTACACCGAAGCGTAGACGTCGCCAACTCTATGGGGTTTAGAGCAAGTTGCTTCATTATTCACCTCAAAAACAATAATTGAAATAATTACAACTACATTGTAGCCATTACAACCGTTGTAGGCAAACAATAAATTCAACTTTTTTGTTTGATTAAAGTTGGCATTTTGGTGTACCGTAGGCGGCAGGCATAACGCACGAACGTAACACGACTACGTAACCCACGGAGGCCGCAATGATGACTTTTGCCAAACGATTAAATAGACTGCTGGCTAGAGACGGTCTCTCCCAAACTGATCTCGCGGAAGCATTAGGCCTTACACCGCAAGCAGTACAGGCATGGACGTCAGGACGAAACACCCCAAGACACACTACCGCGCTACGAGTAGCGAATCATTTCCACGTCCCAGTGGACTGGCTACTAGATGGCGTAGAGGGTGACTACCCCGTCGCACTCGATAAGCCCTTCGATAGCAATGAGGCTGTGGTGATCGGTGGTGAGTTGCCGAAAGGCGCAGAGCTTATCCCTGTCTACAAGTACACGCTCCGCTTTACCGCGGGGACTAAAGACCAAGCCCCCGAGTGGGTCGAGGCCAAAGGTACCGCGCGTAGCTATACCTCTGAAGAGTTGCGTAAGCTCGGCGTTAAGCCGGGGCGCGCTCGCATCGCCGAGGTCACGGGCGACTCGATGTTCCCCACCTTTCTGGACGGCGACGAATTCCTTTTTGAAGAGTACCCCGATAGCCGTTTAGGGGCGTACCCCATCGTGGATGGGCGTATCTACGCGATTAGCATTGGCAACGATATGAAGATCAAGCGTCTGAGTAAAACAAAGAATGGGGTTATCGTGCGATCCGACAACCCTGACTACCCTGATGAGACCTACACGGGCGAAGAATGCGACAGCATACGCGTCTACGGCCGCGTAGTCCAACTGATCCGTGACGTTTAATTAGATCCAGCACAAACACAACGGCCCGAGGCTAACCCCCTCGGGCTTTTTTGTTGCCTGTACCGTCTCAAAATCAAACAAAAACTTTGATTTTAATCAAACAAAAATGACATAGTAAGTACAATTAATACAACTAGCATTGACGGATAATTGTTTTCGTTGTAAATTGTGTTCGTGAAATAAATCCAACTACTACAATTTTTGCTGATCAAAAGTTGTAGCAGAAGAATCCGATAACACGAGAAAACGAGAAACCGCTATGACCTACAGTACCGCCCGCTCTGAAACCTTCAAACAGGCCTTTATGCCCGCCATCCGCAGCGGCTACGCCGACATCATCTCTTTGCCAAGAATTGGCGAGACCGCTCTCATCACAGTGCAACTTGGCGTCTTCTTTGGTCTAGGCCAGTTCATCACGTCGCCTTTTCGTCACCGGGTCAACTTCGTGGCTAACAACGACGGAACGTGGACCGCAAAGAGCGATTCCATCTATTTCCGCCAATACTTGCGCTTGTACTTCCGCGCCATCGGCGACATGAATGCGCACCGTTACCTCGACGACCCGAACTACTTCGCAGACGTCGAGTACCTCCAGCGCGATCGTTGGAACACCCTGCACCGCAAGTCTCGCACCGAGCCTCTCGTGATCCGCGGGGCGCGCACGAATCGCTACAACCTCTGTGCCACAAGAGAGCATCCTTTCGCTGCGCTCCAGACCTTACGAGCTGAAACGCGCGCGTTCTTCCTCATGTTGGTCGCCAGTGTACAGGCGAAAGCTCACAGTTAACCACCCCTTTGGAGGCTATCCATGCCTGAAAAGAAAGATCTACGACAACTATTTGAAGAGAAAAACAACAAATGAGGAACGACGAACTTAGACGTATTCGCCCGGGGCAACGCATCGTGTGGCGACGGTGCACCGATGAGCCGGTAGAGCTCTTGCTGGTAGAAGAAGCTCTTGCGCGCTACGAGCAACAGCTCTCGGATATCGGCGTCGGCTACCGATGGTATCAAGACTCATCCGGGACGCAGTCTTTCGACACGTATTGCGATTGCCGGCGTGCTGTCTGGGAGCTAATCAAACAGCGATTACTTGGGATAGCCATCGTTGCGGATTCTTGGGCGCAAGCCTACTCGATCGCGGAGGGCGTACCCGAACACACCGATTTTTTACACAAACTCAACAAAGTTGCTTGGGTATCAATTGATAACAAGGAGAAAGAACATGACTGAACTCATGAAAAAAGTCACACTCAGCGACATCGGCGTACTGTTCGCCCGTGTCGAAAAACTTGAAGCGGTAATCGCTTCACTCAACGGTGCGCATACTAACGGCGCGCCCGTTCCTGCGGCACCAGAGTCCGCGGCCCCGGTAGACGCACCCGCCAAGCCCAAGGCTCGTGCCTCCAAGACGAAAGTTGCGGCTCCTGCGGAAAAGCCCGCCGTCGACGTGGACGCGATCATGAACGAACTTCGCGTGGTCGTACCGGCCCTCTCCTCTAAGGACATGCCACAGGCGAAGGCAATTCTCGCGCGCTTCGATGCGCAACGCGTTAAGGACGTCAAAACCGAAGACTTGCCCGCTCTTCTCAAGGCGTTCAAGGAGGCCCTCTAATGGCTCACTCGCTTTGTTCACCATCGTCCGCACATCGTTGGACGCATTGCAACGGTGCTCCAGTGTTCGAGAGCTTCTACCCAGACGAGAGCTCCTCCTTCGCGCAGGAGGGTACGGACGCCCACGCGCTTGCTGCGCACTTGCTCGATCCCGAGCATAACGAAGCACCCGCGCCAGGGGTTGTGCCTGAGGAAAACGTGGAGTACGTGCAAGAGTACGTCAACTTTGTGCACGAAAACACCGAAGGTGCCGCAGTACTTCGAATCGAACACCCGCTTCGTATCGCGCAGGTCACGCACGAACCCAACGCTAAAGGTACGGCGGACTGCTTGGCGATCGTTGGGACTCAGCTCAAGATCATCGATTTGAAGTTCGGGCGTGGCGTCAAGGTTGACGCCGAGGATAACGACCAGCTCGCGATTTACGCCCTTGCTGCGCTCGATGAGTTCTCGCTCGTTGAAGACATCAAGACCGTGGAAGTGACGATCTTTCAGCCCCGCCTCTCGCACGTCTCGTCAATGGAGTACAAGGTCGAAGAGCTCGAAGCACTTCGCGCCAAGTACGCTGACAACGCGGAACGCGTCATCACGCTCAAGAAGAGCGTTGACGCTGGCGCACCGATCCCCTTTGCGATCTTGACGCCGACTAGTTCAGGCTGCAAGTTCTGCAAAGCCAAGGCGGACTGCCCTGCGCTCGCGCGGTGTACGACTGAGGCGACAGGCATTGACGTGGGCGCTGCGCCCGTCGATGTATTCCCACAGGTCGTGATGGGCGACGGCGTAGCGATGGCGAAAAAGCTCGCTGTGCTCGACCGCATCGAAGCTTGGACATCCGCTGTGCGCGCTCGCGCTTATGAGATGCTCGACCATGGCTTGCCCGTACCGGGGTTCAAGTTAGTCCAAGGGCGCAAGGGCGCTCGCAAGTGGACCGATGAGAAGGCGGTCGAAGCAATGCTCAAGGATGCTGGCGACGAGATCTACACGAAGAAACTCGTCACCCCCACGCAAGCCGAGCGCTTAGTAAAGAAGGCCGTGCTCGATAAGGACATTTGGAAGAAAGTCCAAGAGCACATTACTCAACCCGAGGGCGCACCAACTATCGTGCCCGAATCTGATAACCGCCCTGCAGTAATGACTTCTGCAGATGCATTTGAATCTTTAGTTTCTTAAGAAGGAGCCAACATCATGGCAAGCAAAAACGTCACTCTTAACCTCTCTGGTCGTCTCTCTTTCGAGCACATCTTCGACCCTTCCGCGGGTCCCAACGGTGGTGCCGAGAAGTTCTCCGCAGCTTTGATCCTCGAAGGCAAGAACAACCCGCAGTTGCCGAAGATCCGCAAGGCCATCAAGGACGTCGCCGAAGCTCAGTGGGGCTCTCGCGCGAAAGCCGTGCTCAACGATCTGCAAGCGGACGATCGCATCTTCTTGCGCGATGGCGACAAATCTAAACGTCCTGAGTACCAGGGGCACTGGTACTTCAACGCTAGCAACGCCAAGCGCCCTCTCGTGGTTGACGTCGACAAGACGCCGCTCACCAAAGCGGACGGTAAGCCCTACTCTGGCTGCTACGTCAACATGCTCATTGAAGTGTGGGCGATGCAAAACGGGTTTGGCAAGCGCATCTGCGCCTCGCTCAAGGGCGTGCAGTTCGTCCGTGACGGTGACGCTTTCACTGGCGGGCACCAAGCCACGGTCGATGACTTCGAGGACGTGAGCAACACGGGCTACGCCGAAGAGGGCTTTGACGCAGAAGAGGAATCACTCTTCTAAGCCCAGAGTCGATAGCATCCGCCTAACTGGGTGGGTGCTATCCGCTAAGGACTTACCAGCAGGAAACTCAAACCAATGAAAAATCTCTTCTGTGATCTTGAAACCTACAGCAACATCGATATCCGCAACGGGACTTACGCCTACTGCGAAGATGTTGAAGTGCTGATCTTCGCCTACGCGGTCGATGACGAGCCCGCCAAAGTGTGGGACTTGACCTCTGGCGCCGCAATGCCCGCTGATCTGCACGAAGGGCTGACGGATCCCACTGTGCGCCTTGTGTGGCACAACGGTGCGAACTTCGACCGCACAGTGCTGATGCACGCCAAGAATTTGCGCATCCCGATGCCGATTGAACGCATCGACGACACGATGGTGATGGCATTGAGCCACGGCTTGCTTGGGTCCCTTGGTGGGCTGTGCGACATTCTCCACGTCCCACAAGACAAGGCTAAGGACAAGCACGGCCGTCAGTTGATTCAAAAGTTCTGCAAGCTCTACCGCGGTCGTCGCTGTACCTCGGAGACGGACCCGGAGGACTGGGCGCACTTCAAAGAATACGCGCGCCTTGACGTTGAAGCAATGCGCGAAATCTGGAAGAAGCTGCCCCGATGGAACTGGCGCGAGTATGACCGTCAGCTCTTCGCGATCGATCGACGCATTAACGATCGGGGCATGCTGATCGATGTCGAACTCGCTCAATCCTGTGTGGATCTTGCAAATACGATCCGTGATGAAAATGACGTTCGCACGAGTGAGCTCACTGATGGGCAACTTGCCTCAGCCAACCAGCGTGATGCACTCCTGAGCTACCTTAACGACACCTATGCCGTTGACTTGAAAGATATGCGCCGTACAACGATTAAAGAGAACCTCGCAAAAGAGGATCTCCCGCCAGTCGTCTCGGAGCTCTTAACCGTGCGTCTATCGTCGGCTAAGGCGAGCGTCTCGAAGTATAAGAAGCTCATCGCTGCAACCAATAGTGATCACCGCTTGCGCGGTTGCCTTCAGTTCCGTGGGGCGTCCCGCACAGGTCGCTTTTCTGGCCGTACATTCCAGCCACAAAACTTACCGCGCCCGACGTTGAAGCAAGAAATCATCAACCTTGGTATCCCTGCCCTCAAAGAAGGGTGGAGCGAACTCGTTGCCGAACCTAATGCACTCATGAGCTCTGCCCTGCGTAGCGTGATCTGCGCACCAGAAGGCTCGCACCTTGTCGTCGCTGACCTCTCGAACATTGAAGGACGCGTTCTTGCGTGGCTCGCGGGCGAAGAGTGGAAACTCGAAGCCTTCCGCCAAGCCGATGCGGGCGCGGGGCACGACCTCTACAAGCTCACCTACGGGCGCACCTTCGGCGTGAACCCCGCTGAGGTGACGAAGCAACAGCGTCAAATCGGTAAGGTCGAAGAGCTTGCTCTTGGATATCGCGGTGGCGTGGGTGCGTTCTTAACGTTCGCCTCCGCCTACGGGATCGGCCTCGATGAGCTCGCCCGCCACGTGCGCGGCGCCATCGCCGATGACCTCTGGCGTGAAGCTGAGTCGTCCTACGACTGGTTCTTGAAGAAGAAAGCCACGCGAGGATTGGGCAAAGAAACGTTCATCGCCCTTGACGCGATCAAGCGCGGTTGGCGTCAATCGCATCCTGCGATCTCTGCTTTCTGGCTCAACCTTGAGGAGGGATGCGTGCGCGCGATCGAGGGCGAGACAGTGAGGGTTGGACGCTTAACGCTTGACCGACAAGGCGCTTGGCTACGCATGCGACTCCCTTCGGGTCGATACCTCTGCTACCCTGGCGCGCGTGATATTCGTGAAACCGAGGACTTAGGCGTGATCTCGTTCTTAGGCGTGGATCAGCTCTCGCGCAAGTGGACGCGCATCAGCACGCACGGTGGCAAGCTCGCAGAAAACGCTACGCAGGCCGTTGCGCTTGACGTACTCGCGGAAGCGATGCCCCGCATTGAAGCGGAAGGCTTTCGCATAGTGCTCTCTATCCACGACGAATTCATCACTGAAGCAGGGCTCGATAAAACAGAGCGCGACCTTGTGCGCCTGATGACGACTACGCCACCTTGGGGGCAAGGTCTACCGCTCAACGCTGCGGGCTTTACTGCTGACCGTTATCGCAAGGATTAAAACCATGACGCCAGAAGGAAAAGTTGTGCGCGCTATTCGTCGCGCAGTCAAAGAAGCGGGTGGCACGGTTCGCAAGTGCGCTTGGGAGGCAGTGCGTGGCGCGCCTGATCTCTTCATCATGCTCGATGGCCACCACGCTTGGGTCGAAGCTAAAGCCCCCGGAGGTAAGTTGGCGCCGCACCAAGAGCGCGAGATTGCGCGCATGCGTGACGCAGGGTGCGCCGTCTATGTGATCGACCACGAAGGGCTCGCGCATTGGCTCGTAGAAGAGCTTAAGGGAGGTGGGCATGAAGGAATTTAAGCCGTGGCCCTATCAGTCACTGATGATCGATTACGCCATACGTCACCCACGGTGCGGGCTATTTGTCCCGATGGGCATGGGCAAGACATCCGCAGCGCTCTCCATCATCGCGTGGCTCAAGGACATCTGGGGCGATCTACCTGTGCTCGTTGTAGCACCGCTCGCGGTAGCCAGAACGACTTGGTCGACCGAGTGCCAGAAGTGGAGCAACTTCAAGGACCTCTCTGTTAGCCCGATCCTTGGCAACACGAAGCAGCGCATCGCGGGGTTGCATAAAGAGGCTGACGTATACGTGATCAACTACGACAACTTGCCGTGGCTCACGAGCTACGTCAAGGGCAACAAACTTAAGTGGAAGTGGAAGACGATCATCGCCGACGAGTCGACGCGCTTGAAGAGCTTTCGCTTACGTCAGGGCTCGCAACGTGCTCGCGCCCTTGGCGCCATGTCGCCCTACTTTGAGCGGTTTATCGCCATGACGGGGACGCCCGCGCCAAATGGTCTGGCTGATCTTTGGGGTCAAGTCTGGTTCATCGATCACGGTCGTCGATTGGGCTCGAGCTACGATGCGTTTCGCTCTCGTTGGTTCGGTCCGGAACGTGTAGGCAAAAACCCACACGCGATCTCTTGGACGCCTAAGCCTAACGCCGATCGCGAAATCCACGCGGCGATCTCGGACGTGTGTCTTTCCATCAAGGCAGAAGACTACTTCGACCTAGAGAAGCCCCGCATGGTGACGCGCTACGTGAAGATGGATGACGACGCGGTGCGCATCTACCGAGACATGGAGCGCAAGCTCTTCATTGAGCTTGATAGTGGCAAAGAGGTTGAAGCACTTAACGCGGGTAGTAAGACGATGAAGCTCTTACAGATCGCGAGCGGCGCCATCTACACGGACGACAAAGGCTCTTGGGAAGAGGTTCACACGGCGAAGCTCGACGAGATGGAGTCCATTGTCAACGAGCTTAACGGCGAGCCAGTGCTTGTGGCGTATCAGTTCCAAAGCGATAAGGCGCGCATCTTGAAACGCTTCCCCCAAGCGGTGGCTTTTGATAGTACGCCCGATATGGTGAAGCGCTTCAACGAAGGACGTATCCCGATCATGCTCGTCCATCCTGCTAGCGCAGGGCACGGCATCAGCTTGCAAGACGGGAGTTGTAACTTGATCGTCTTCTCCCAGTGGTGGGACTTGGAGCAGTACCAACAGGTGATAGAGCGCATAGGCCCGATGCGTCAGATTCAAGCAGGGCATCCAAGGCTAGTGACGGTCTTCAACATTATCGCGCAGGGCACGGTGGACGAGAGAGCGCTCATCGCGAAAGGGAATAAGGATCTCGTCCAAAGAGAATTACTTGAATACTTGAGAGGGAAATATGCCAAAGACAAAGACAACTAGAGGGAAGAAGTACACGCCACGGGCTACGGCTCTAGAGATCTACGCCTCTGCGCTACTACGCCACGAGATGGGAAAGAAGGTTGGACGTGATACCACGTTCAGTGTTGATTACAAGCAGGTGGAGCACTACTACCAACGCGCAAGTAGCACGCTGCTCAGAGGTCCACGATTAGGTTTGGAACGATAAAGGAGAAGGAAAATGACGGAAAGAACAGTAGGCGAATACGTTCGAGCAAAAGAAGCAGCACTATTGATTGGCGTGAGTGTACGCACAATTTGGCGCTGGGGTGATAAAGCGCCAGCGGACACAGTCGTCCCATTCCCAAAGCCCATACGCTTATCGCGGACGGTGACGGTTTTCCCCAGAGAGGAAATCCTCAACTTCGTTAAGGCTCGCGCGGGGGCTAGCTAAACCGCAGGCCACGTTGTCTATCTGGTTCGGGGCTTCTTTTCTTGTGGTATGGATTATGGGTATACTAGTAGCGCCGTATGAAAACTGCAAAATCTTCCTCCACGCCTTCAACACTTAAAAAGTAATTTTTTGTTATGAATCCAAGAGTTACCTCCCCCCAGAAAGCATCGGGGAAGAATAATTTATTGAATCAAGCCAAAAAGCAAAAAAAGGACGAGTTTTATACTCAGCTAACCGATATTGAAAAAGAGCTACGCCACTACAAAGAACATTTCAAAAATAAAACAGTTCTTTGTAATTGCGATGATCCGCGCGTCAGTAATTTCTTTAAGTACTTTGTGCTCAATTTCAAAGCTTTGGGTTTGAAAAAACTAATCGCCACTTGTTACAAAAATCAAGATGCCGACTTGTTCTCAATGAACGAATGCGAAACAGCAGTTTATTTGTCGATTGACGCTGATCAGTTGGACAAAATCATTGAACAAAACGACGGTTATCTGACCATAGATTGTTTCCCTGAAATTGAAGCATTACCGCTAAAAAGTGACGGAGACTTTAGAAGCCCTGAGTGTGTGGAGCTTCTTAAAGAAGCCGATATTGTTTGTACAAATCCTCCGTTCTCGCTTTTCCGTGAGTATGTTGCTCAATTGATCAAGTTCGACAAGAAGTTTTTGATTATCGGTCACCAAAACGCAATTACATATAAAGAAATTTTTCCTTTAATCAAAAATAACCAAATATGGCTTGGATTCGGCTTTGCAGGAGGTGCAACTCATTTCATTTCAAGATATGAAGATACCGCAACAGCAGGGAACCACAAAGACGGAATGATCCGAGTTTCGGGTGTTGTTTGGTTCACAAATCTTGACTTCAAAAAGCGTCACGAAGAACTCCCTTTGTACAAAAAGTACACGCCTGAAGAGTATCCAAAATACGACAACTATGCAGCTATTGAAGTTTCAAAAACAAAAGAAATCCCCGAAGACTACAACGGCGTAATGGGGGTTCCGATTACGTTCCTTGATAAGTATTGTCCTGAGCAATTTGAAATTCTTGGCGCGACAGAAAGTGAGGGCAAGGGTTTCTCAAACGGTCTTTGGGATCCAAATAGCAAAGTAGCGCAACCCATGCGGGGGGGGGGGGCAAACTCTATAAACGAATCTTTATCAGGGCTAAGAATCCCCGGACATAAGAAATATGATCGCCCGTATATAGGTGGTGTTCGTAAATATTTCAGAATTTTAATCAAAAAGAGGGATTTGCAATGAAAATCGAATTAAATCAAATCAAAATCCGTGATCTCGTTGATAACTACACTGACAATGATATTGAAGGCGTGAGCGGTTATCACGGTTATCTGGATATCCGCCCAAAGTATCAGCGAGAGTTTGTTTATAAAGATGCACAACGTGACGCTGTTATAGATACGGTTCGCAAAGGATTCCCACTTAACGTCATGTATTGGGTAAAAAACTCAGACACGGCGTTTGAAGTACTCGATGGGCAACAACGCATCATCAGCATTTGTCGCTATGTAACGGGCGATTTTTCGATTAATGAAAAGTATTTTCACACACTGACAAAAGACGAGCAAAAGCAGATTCTTGATTACGAGCTGACCGTTTACATTTGCGAAGGCAAAGACTCTGAAAAGTTGGCGTGGTTCAAGACAATTAATATTGCAGGAGCTCAATTGACGCCTCAAGAACTGCGTAATGCAGTCTATACAGGCCCGTGGTTGACTTGCGCTAAGAGAGACTTTAGTAAGCGAGGCTGCCGAGCTCAAACCATTGGTGATAAATACGTCCGTTGTGAGCTTATCCGTCAGGAATTGCTTGAACTAGCCCTCAAGTGGATTAGTGGCGGGAATATCGAGCAATACATGGCAGACCACCAACTCGACAAAAACGCCAACGAACTATGGTTGTATTTTTCGTCTGTTATCGATTGGGTTGAGTTGGTTTTCCCGACTTACCGCAAAGAGATGAAGGGTTTGGCTTGGGGTGAGTTTTACAACGAATACCGAGACGTTGGCAATCAACTTTGCTCTGCTGAAACGGAAGAGATTATCGCCAAGTTGATGCAAGACGAGGACGTGACGAAAAAGTCAGGTATTTACCTGTCTCTTATACACATCTCCGAGCCCACGAGACTAAGGCGAAT